GAAGGACAAAGCATGAGTCACAAAGCCTCAACCTACATGCCTTGGGTGATCGGGGACTACCTCAAGGACACGATGCACCTGTCGACCGTGCAGCATGGCGCCTATCTTCTCCTCTTGGGAGCCTATTGGACGCGCTCCGGCCCACTGCCCGACAGCGACGAGTTCCTGGCGGCCACGACGCGCCTGACCGTTCCCCAGTGGCTGAAGATCCGTCCGGTGATCTCGGGATTCTTCACGGTCGAGGACGGGTTCTGGCGTCAGAAGCGGGCGGACCTCGAGCTCCAGAAGGCGATGACGAAGAAGGCCAAGGCGTCCCAGAGCGCCGCGGCAAAGTGGAAACAGCACCCGTCTCGGACGGGCAAGAACGGTCTTCCAAGCACGACTCCCGCATCCGGTTCGCAGATGCTCCAAGGATGCGAACGCAGTCCGAACGCATCCTTGGAGCAATGCTCCTCATCCTCATCCTCATATATGAGGAGGAGGAGAGCGGATGGATCTGATGCTCCAGCAGAGCGAACGCATACCCCAGAGCCCGATTCCGACGTCGACGTTGCAGAGTTGCAGCAGGTCGAGGCGGTCTGGTCCCTGTACCCGAAGAAGACCGAAGTCCTGGAGGCGAAGGTGGCCATCAGATTGGCCATCCGCCAGCACGGCTTTGACTCGGTCATGGTCGGAACCCGGGCGATCGTCGACGCCGACTCGGCCAAGAACCCGACCGTGGCGCCTCCTGGAAGGTTCCTTCCCCGCCCGAGCGAGTTCTTTGCCGCCGCCAGGTTCCTGGACGACCCGGCGCAGTACGGGCCGCGCCGCGCCCCGCTCGAACAGCGCGACCTCCGCAAGGCGATCGAGGATTTGCGCAAGGCGATCGCCGAGCATCCGGGCAACCCCTCGTCCCTCGAGGGGGCTCTGCATCGAAAAAAAGAGGCGCGGGATGGCTACTATGCCCTCTGTGACCAGCTCAAGGCGCTCCTCGCGGAGCAGTCCCGCCAGATGGCCGGGGATGACGCTGCGGGAGGTGCCCATTGAGCAACCGCCGACCGCCTCGTCGCGACCAGCCGGTGGACCCGGTGCCCGAGGACCGGCTGCCGCCCCATTCGCCCCACGCGGAGCGCGGCGTACTGGGCTGCCTCCTGATCGACGGCGCGACCGCGGTGGACCGTCCGGGCAAGGGTGAGGCGCTCGAGGAATGCCTGCGCCGCAAGATCGAGCCCGGCCACTTCTACGACCTTCGGCACCAGCGGATCTTCACCGCCGTCCGGTGCCTTGCCGAAGAAAACAAGCCGGCGGATCTCATCGTCCTGTCGCAGCACCTCCGGAATTCCGGTGAGCTCGAGGCGGTGGGCGGGCTCACCTACCTGAACCAGCTGGAGACCGAAGTGCCGTCGGCGTCGAACGTGGGTTTCTACCTGGGAATCCTCGCCGAGAAATTTGTCCTTCGCCAGGTGCTCCAACTGTGCGTCAGCACCAGCGCCTCGGTCTTCAGTCACGACGGGGACGTCGCGGAATTCGTCGGGCGCTTCGAGACGTCGGCTCTTGCGCTGTCGGAGAGTCACGTCCCGACGGAGTATGTCCCGATCCCGACCTGCGTTCCGGCCTACATTGACGCCATCGAGGCTCGTTTCCGGGGAAAGCAGGAGATCACCGGGCTGCCGACACCCTTCTGGTATCTCAACAACATTACGTGCGGGCTCCAGCCGCGCGAGTTCATCGTGATCGGCGCCCGGCCGTCGTGCGGCAAGACGGCCTTTGCCTTGGACCTGATGCGCCACGCCAGCCACACCGGGACCGGCGTCTTGTTCTTCAGCATCGAGATGGCGAAGCAGGAGATCATGGGCCGCGTCATCGCCGCCGAGGCCCGCGTCGACGGCATCAAGCTGCGGAACGGCTTCTGGAAGGAGAACAAGAGCGACGACATCACCAAGGCCACGGGCCGCGTGGGAACCTGGTCCAAGTTCCTGATCGACGATCGGTCCTACGTCACCGGCCAGGACGTGTTCATTGCCGCGCGGCGGGCAAAACGGCAGTTCGGGATCGGTCTGGTCGTGGTGGACTATCTCCAGCTCATGCAGGCCGTCCGGCAGTACCCGACCCGCCTCGAAGCCGTCGCAGAATGCTCGGCCTGGCTCAAGCGCACCGCCAAGGAGCTCGACCTCCCGGTGGTGGCGTGTGCCCAGCTGAGCCGGGATAGCGAAAAAGAAAGAGCGGGCCGGGCTCCGCTGATGAGCGACTTGCGCGAGTGCGGAAACATCGAGCAGGACGCCGACGTGATCGCCCTCCTGTACGAGCCCAAGCTCTGCGAGGACGAGTACGACGACGTCAAGTGGATGGAGCACCACGTCCCCGACGATCCCAAGGAGGATTCGGAGTGGATGGCGGGAGTGTGCGACACGGTGGCGGGCAAGATGGGCAAGTCGGTCCAGGTGAATCGCGGATGGGCGGAGGAATTCCGGCGGATCAACCTGGTGGTGGCCAAGAACCGCAACGGGCAGACCGGACCTTGCGAGCTCGTCTACCAAAGGCGCTCCACGCGCTTCGTTGATGCCCACTCGCCGAAGCGGGTGAAGGAGGAGAAAGGCCAACTGATATGACGCAGGCGAGCATCATCGAAGCCATTGTCGGCGCCGGCTGTTCGGTGCGACTTCTGGCAGATGGAAAGGCGAGCATCACGGGCCCGGTCCCGGACAATGTGCTGGCGGCCATCCGCGCGGACCGCGACGCGTTCCTGGAGGCGTGGAAGGCCTACGAGGCGGACCGGTACCTCAAGCACCCGCCCAGCGTGCTGCCGCTGCGGCCGCAGCCGACGGTGTGGGATGCTCCGACGTACAAGCTGGTCGAGTCCTACGTGCGGCACCAGCCGGACACCGTGGTGCAGTGGACTGTGTTCCGGGCCAGCGACTACCTGGAGAAGCGCAACTGGAGCGACCAGCAATGCACCGCGACGGCGCTGGACGACCTACTACGCTGGCAGATGCACCGGCACCCGGATCCGGTGCTGTCACTCAAAACCTTCGACGAAGTGGCGAGAATTCGCTGAATTATGGCAAACGACCTGAAAGAACTTATCGAGGCGTTCGTGGCCGAACGCGACAAACTGCGCGCTGAGTTGGATGCAGTGCGTAGGACGCTGGACAACTACGTCGGTGAGCACCCGTCCGACGATTGGCAGAAGGAGTGCAGCTGGGAGTTTGCGTGTGCCACGGAGTGGAACAAGGTCGCGACTGCGTTCTACACGGCGGTCAAGTCTGGGAACTTGGCTGGGCTGAACCAAGCGTGCGGCGAGTACCAGCGCGCGCAGGCGCTCCACGACCTGTGCTTGTCCACTTTCCGAAGGCGCCAAGAGGACCAGCGACGGGCTGACGCGAAAGCCCGCGGCGTGGCCAAGCCATGACCTTTGCCGACCTCATCGCCCAGGAGCCTGAGCACCCGCTGTTGCCTCTGCCCACGGAGGCGCAGCTGGACGGGCTCATCCGCAAACTTGGCCCGGACGGAGCGCTGCAGCGGTGGCAGTCGATGTGCGGCTACAGGCGGGACCTGCTCGCGAAGGCGGAGGTGGACCCTGTTCGCTTCGCGCCGCGGCCGGCCTTCTGGCGCGCCGCGCGCCGCCTCGCGGCGGATCCTGAGCTCAAGCTCCTGGTGCTGCTCGGGGGCAACCGGTCCACGAAGTCCTTCTTCAGCGCCTACCTGCTCATGGAGACGGCGCTGGGCATCACGGCGCAGGAGCGCGTGCGCAGCGAGGGCGTGACGTTCCTCGTGACATCCGAGACCGAGGACTCCAGCAAGGACACGGCGCAGAAGATCATCTGGGCGCTGCTGCCAAACGCGCTCAAGGCGCTCAACGGAAAGCGCGATCACACGCACTTCGTCCACTACAGCCTCAAGAATGGGTTCACCGACAACGTGCTGGTGCTGCCGAGCGGTGTCCGCATCCAGTTCGCGACGTACAACCAGGATCCAGGCGCGTGGGAAGGGCGAGAGCTCGGATTGAAGCACCGGCGGACGATCGCGTGGTGGGCCGACGAGAATCTTCCACTGCCGTGGTTCCTGATGTTCCAACGCCGTGGCCGGTACCGTCCCGGCTTCGGCGTCTGGTCGTTCACGCCGATCAACGGGATCACCAACACGATCAAGGAAGCGGTGGGCACCGGCCTGGTGCGCATCACGCGGACCGCGAAGCTGCTACCACCGCAGCAGGTGCTTGTTCCCGGCCTCAAGCCCGGGCGGGTGCCGTTCGTGCAAGACGGCGCCGACGGCGCCACCAAGGTGTGCTACTTCCATTCGGACCTGACCCCGTTCGGATCCGGTGGAACTCCCTACTCCAAGCTCGTGGCCGAGCAGGTCGAGGGCAAGACCAAGGCCTACATCCTCGCCGTGTATTACGGATTCACCCAGGACGTCTCCGGGCGGGCGTTCCCGAAATACTCGCGGCAGACCCACATGGTGCCGCGCTCGGCGCTTCCCTACCGCGGCACCAACTACCTCATCATCGACCCCGCCGGCGGCCGCTCGTGGTTCATGCTCTGGGTGCGCGTCGCCCCCGGGAACCCCCGCAAGCTCTGGTTTTACCGGGATTGGCCGGACCGGCGGCGGCACGGCGAGTGGGCGGTGCCGACCTCGCGGCAACTCACCGCGGACTCCCGGCGGGGACGCGACGGCGACACCGGGCCGGCACAGCGCAATCCCGGCTGGGGCGTGGGCCGCTACAAGCAGGAGATCCTCAAGGAGGAGACCATCGAGATGAAGCTGGGCAAGGACGGTCTCTGGGTGGATCCGGACCCGTACCGACGGGCGCGCCTCAACGATGCGATGCGCGGGGCCGGCGAGAAGCCCGTGTCCAGCGTCGTGGCGCCCGACGGTTCGGAGCGCGCGGTGTGGACCGAGGACCAGGTGGCGGCGGTTCGCGCGAAGCTCAAGTCGCCGGTCCGTGAGGAAATCTACATGCGCTTCATCGACCCGCGCGCCGCCGGCCAGCCGCAGGCCGCGGAGAAGGGCGGCGTGACGCTGCTGACCCTGTTCGACGAGCAGCAGAAGGCCGCCGACGGGACGGTGATCGCGGAGCCGATGCCACTGGTCCAGGCGTACTCCGGACGGGACGTGGACGAGGGCATCCGGGCGATGAACGACCTGCTGGACTTCGATGAGGAGCGACCGATCGTGCCGGCCCTGAACGAGCCGAGGCTGCGCGTTGTGGACGTCTGCGAGCAGCTGGATTGGGCGCTCAACAACTACACCGGCGAAGGTGGTGAGTCGGACGGCGGCAAGGATCCCGCGGACGCGATGCGCTACGCGGCGCTCACCGATGACATTCAGCACGTGGAACCCGGCCTGGGACGGATCCGCAAAGGATGGAGCTACTGATGGACCTGAAAGCGTTGCCCGAGTTGCTGACCCGCTCGAAGTTCTGCGAATTGACCGGGATTCCGGCCCGGACCGTGGACTGGCTGAGGGCCACCGGGCGCCTGCGGGCGTGGCGGATTCCGGGGGGCAGCCGCCACCTCTACCCGAAATCGGAGGTTGCGCGCCTCCTCGAGTCGGGGTATGCGACCCATGCGCAATCGCCGAGCGCCGTGCCGCCAGCACCTGCGTCAGTGCATGCACATGCAAGCACCTGACGCGCTAAGCGCGATCCCGCTTTCACCGAACGAGCCCCGGGTCGGGGACCTCATTGCCGAGTTCCAACGCTGCGGACCCGTCGTGGGTCCGTGGAACCGTGCCCAGGACAACGAGCGCACCCGCTTCGCCCTCTGGGACAACCAGACCCCCGACGGAAAGAAGAACTCCGTCGGCGACTTCGAGGCGAAGCCGTGGGATGGAGCGTCGGACCTGCGCGTATTCCTCGCCGACGACATCATCAACGAGGACGTGGCCACCCTGACGACCGCGTTCTGGCGCGCCCTGGTGCGCGTGGAGGGTGTAGAGCCGGACGATGCCGGCGCGGCCGCCGTGCTGACGCGCATGCTGACGTGGCTCTGCAAGACGAAGCTCTACACGTCGTTGGTGCGTGAGGTGGAGCTCTCCGCGCAGTACCGCCAGACGTACGGATGGGCCGCGGTGCACGTGACGTGGCGGCGCGAGATAGCGATGCGCAACGAGTGCCTCAAGCTCGAGGACTTCACCCGCGTGATGCCCGGGCTGGCGGCTGCCATCATGGACCCGGAGCGCGACGACGAGACGATCGCCATGCTCCAGTCCGTGTACGACCAGGTCGCGGACTTGAAGGCGCGCGAAATCGGGATCGAGGACGCTCCGGACCTGAAACGCGCGACGCTCAAGAAGGCGCTCGGCGAGCTTCGGGAATGCGGCATGACTCACCTGCCGGTTCCCTACATCGCCCGGAACGAGCCCGAAATCTTCACCCTTCGACCCTGGCAGGACATCTTCGTGCCCGACGAGATCGGCGACCTGCAGCGCGGGCGGTGTTACGTGCGCAACTGGTTTCGCGAGGAGGAGCTGCGCGCCAAGATCCGGACCGATGGATGGGATGAGGACTGGGTGGATCAAGCGGTCAAGACCCGCGGGCAGCTGAGTGTCTGGACGCGGCCGGGTGCCTTGCTCGACGGTTCGCAGTGGTCGGTCATCACGAACTCGCTGAGCCCCTGGATCGAAGTGGTGACCTGTTACTCGCGCCGCGTAGACGAGGACGGAGTGCCGGCGATTTACTGCACGGTGTTCAGCCCGCACGTCAGCAAGACGATCGACGCGAAGGCGGACCTGGTGGCCACCCACGGCATCCTCGACTACCAGCACGGCGAGGTGCCTGTTCCCGCGTCACCCCGGGAGTGGTGGTGCCGTTCGATCACGGCGGCCCGCGGCATCCCAGAGATGGCGGCGCCCGAGCAGCGGGTGAGCAAGGTGATGCAGGACTCGCTCATCGACCGCACGAGCCTGACGACGCTGCCGCCGAAGCTCATCCCCGAGCGCCTCATGGACGAGGACTACGAGTTCGGACCGGCGTCGTCGGTGCCCATGCGCCGCGGCGAGGAACCGAAGTTCATGCAGGTCCCGCCCAACGACGGCGTGGCGCAGGCGGTGCTCACGTGGGCCTCGGCGCAGGTGGACCAGCGTTTCGCGCGCCTGTCCCCGACGGTGTCGCCGGCGCGCGTGCAGACCCGCCAGCAGCACATGGTCGCAGGGTTCCTGGCGATGTGGACGACGGCGTTCAAGCAAGTGCTGGCGCTCTGCCTCCAGTACATGGCGCCAAGTGAGTTCGAGCGCATCACGAAGGTGCCCAAGCCCAAGATGGCCCCGGACGAGATCGCGAACCTGTACGACTTCATCCTGCAGGTGGACGTGCGCGAGCTCGACGTGGACTACTCACTCAAGCAGCTCGAGGCGGTCAGCAAGTTCGTGCTGCCCGAGGACGCGGCGGGTGTCATCGACCGGTCGAAACTCATCCGGGAGAAGCTCAACGCGATCAACCCTCTGCTCGGCCAGAAGCTGGTGTCCGATGTGGCCGGCGCGCAACAGAAGCTCTTTCAGGACGTGTCCACCCAGATCGCGAGCATGTTCCTCGGCAACCCGCCGCAGCTCGTGGAGAACGACCCGACCGCTCCGATCCAGCTGCAGTTCGCCGCGCAGATCGTGCAGTCCAATCCCAACTACCAGCAGGCGCTGATGGCCAAGGAAAGCCGGTTCTCGGCCCTGATGGAGAACTGGACCAAGAACCGGATGCAGTCCCAGGTCCAGCAACAGAACAAGACGGTCGGCCGCCTCGGTGTCGCCCCGGTCCAAGGATAGCCCATGTCACTCGAACCCGAGCTCAAGAAGCAGCTGGAAGGTATCCAGAACTCGCCGGCGTCATCGGCGCTGCGCGCCTTGGTGTACTCCCACCGGAAGGAATGGAGTGCCCAGCTGCTCGGCCACCCGGACAGCGTCACCGACCGGTCCCGCGAGTACGCCGCGGGCGCCGCCGCCGCCCTGGAACAGCTCTACGACGAACTCGCCAAGCTCATGGCCTGGCGTAAATCCCCGCCCACATCCCCGCCTGAACGCGGTTCGTTTGCGCAAGAAGCGCAACACGCGCAACCGCCCCCGCAGCGCTCTTGATTCGGTACCGAGTTGGCCGGATATGGGCCTCGCACAAGAGGCGCAGGTCTGGCGGCCGGCCTCGGCGAATCGGAGGGCCCGGCGAGTGCCGGTGCCCTCCACTCGCAACCTCCGCCTGATGCAGTTGGAGCTTGGCATCCTATGGCCATGGAAAGAGGCGGCAGCGCGGACGCCGCCACGTTGGATCGGTCCGCGGGTTCCGGCACGAGCGACGGCAGTGGGATGGGCGAGGACATCCTCCTGAGCGCGCTTGGAGCCGACGAAGAAACCTCGAGCGCAGGCAATACGGCCGAGGGTTCGGTGGCGGATGCCGCCGGTGAAGCCCAAGGCGAAACCGATCTTTCCCAGCACAGCGAGTCAGACGAACAGGGTTCCGATTCGGGCGACGAACAGGGCAAGCCCCGGCGCGACCGGATCCAGGAGCGGATCGACAAGCTGACCAGCCGGTTCAAGTCGGCGGAGGAGCGGGCGGAGAAGGCGGAGGCGGAGCTGCAGAAGCTTCGCGGCGGAACGTCCCAGGCGCGCGGGTTCGACCCCGTCGAGGATGACCCGGCCATCTCCGAGCTCGCCACCAAGGCGCAGGCGGCGCAGCGCGAGGCGGACAACGCCCGGCAGCTCCGGCGCCAGCTCAAGACCGACCCCGACCGCGTTCTGGCGTTCCTGAAGTCCAAGGGCCGCGAGTTTGCCGACGAGAGCGAGGCCGCCGACTTCCTCGAGGATTACGAGGAGCGGCAGCGCGACCTCCGCGGCGAGATCCGCGGCGACCTGGCGCAGAAGCGCGAGCAGCTGGCCGGCACGGTCCGCGCGCAGCAGCAGGCCTGGAACTCGGCGGTGGATGCACGGATGCCGTGGCTGAGCGACGCGGAGGACCCGCGGCACAGCTACATGCAGAAGGCGCAGAGCGCCTACCCGTGGATCGCCAAACTGCCGGCGGGTCGCGCGGCCTTGGCCTTCCTGGCCGACCTGGTCCACGAGGCGAACACGCGCAAGACCACGGGCAAGCCCGGAGCGCAGCAGCCGCAGCAGCGGCAGGCTCCGCAAGGCCAGAACCGCCCGACGGTGCGGCCGGCCTCGGCCGGAACGGGCGGCCCGGTGGGCCGGCCCGACTCGAGCGATCGCTCGGGGCGCCGCGCGGAGTTTGAGCGGCGCCTGAATCAGAACCCTGACGACGACGACGCAATGGCTGGGCTCCTGGAGGACGGGCTTCCGTAATCCGGGATTCTGAGGAGACAGCAATGGCAACAGGACTTTTGGTGGATCAGATCCTCGGTAGTCAGCGGTCGATCCTCGACCGTGTGATTATCCGGAACGCCAAGAAAACGCCTTTTACGGCGATGATTGGCAAGGGCCCGAGCGTGGACAACCTGCTCTACGAGTGGCCCCTCGACATCTACGACGACGCGAAGGACAACGCGGTCCCGGAAGGCAAGGACGTGGATGCCTTCGCGAACCAGGCGTCCAACTACACCGTGGTCGCGAACCGCGTGCAGTGGCTGCGGCGCCCGTGGTTCGTCGGCAAGCTCGCGCAGAACGTCCAGAACCAGGCGGGCGTCCCCGACAAGCGCGCGTACCAGATCAAGAAGGCCCTCGACCACCTGATGCAGGACATCGAGGCGTGCCTCTGCTCCGACAACGAGGTGGTGGTCGGCTCCGGCCTCGCGGCCAACAAGCTGCGCGCCGTGGGCACCTGGATCAGCTCGTCGATCACGACCAGCGGTTACGCCGTGGACTCGAACTTCCTTCCGAATTCGAACCAGCTGTTCTCGGCGGCCCTGTCCGGCCTGACGGACGACTCGCTCAACACGCTGATGCGGGAGACGTGGCTGCGCGGCGGTCAGCCGGTGGACTCGAGCTACAAGCTGCTGTGCGGCGGCACCCTTCGCAGCACAATCAGCGGCCTCAACAACATCGCCCGCTCGACCAACTACTACGCGCCGATCCGCACCTACACGATCGACGCGAAGAACAAGGTCATCATGGCGACGGTGGACACCTTCCAGGGTGACTTCGGCGTCATCGACGTCCTGCCCACCCACTGGAACGCCCACGCGAACGTCGGCGGCAGCGCGGCGGCCAACCTCCGGCGCGGCTACGGCCTCAACCCCGAGAAGTGGGACATCGTCTGGAAGCAGATGCCCAAGGCGCTCGACCTGCCCGACCAGGGCGGCGGTCCCCGCGGCGCGGTGGACGCGATCATCGGCCTCCGGTGCCACGACCCGGCCGCGAACTTCGCCATCAAGAGCACCAGCTAACCGGCGAGCGACCACGAACCTGAAACCAACGGGACCAGGAGAACCACACCATGACAGTCTATCCTCTGCCCTACCTCGAGGCCGCGAAGGGTCCGACGCACAAGATCGTCGTCACCTACGCCAACCTGAACGACACCGCCGGGCTCACCAAGACGCTCAACGTCCAGTTCAACGGCGGGAATTTCCCCGTCAAGACGCAGTTCGAATGCACGCACATCGACGTCGTCACGGCGTTCGGCGGCGGCACGGTCGCAACCCTGACCTTGCAGCTCGGCGACGCCGGCAGCGCTGCCCGCTACTGGACCGCCGCCAGCAAGGACCTGCTGAGCACCGGTTGCGTGAGCGCCGCGCGCAGCATCACCACCCAGCCCTTCGCGCTGACCACCGCCGGCACCCTGCAGGCGCTGTTCACTTCGACGGTTGGCAACCTCAACGCCCTGACGGCCGGTGAGATTCACATCTACGTCAAGATCGTGAACCTCAACGAATACGTGAGCGTTCCGTAGTTCTTCCGCGAACGACACCCCGTACCTCCCACACGCGCCCCGGGGTCCGAATCGGATCCCCACCCGTCGGATCCCGGGGCTTTCACCATGCGAATTGGCGCCAACTTCGAAATGCTCTTGCAGGCCATCCCGCCGGAGTTGCTCGCCCAGGTGCATGAGCTCTACCGGCAGGAGGCGGCCATGGACGGCGCCGCCTGCGAGGTTGAGCGGGCCGAAATCGGTCGCATCAACCACGACACGTCGGTGGTCCACGAGGGGGTTGGCGCGCTGACCACTCGACTGCACGCCACCGACTATTGGGCGCAGCAGGTCATCCACCGGGCCCCGGACGACCCGGACTTGTGGCGCTGGTTCAAAAAGACCCCCGAGGGGCAGTACGCGCGCGTCGTTCAAGCCAAACCCGCGCGCATCGTCGTTCCCGCCTGGCGCGAAGGACTCTGGTCCACAGTGGCCGGAGCCGTAGCGCAACCCGCATCCCCATGAAACTCGCTCTCCGCATCCTCGTGCTCTGGTTCGCCATCGCCTCCACGGCCATGGCGCAGACCGTCGCCAAACAGCTTGGCGACATCACCAACGGCATCCCGGCGGCCGCCGGCGCCGTGCCATTCACGAACACGCCTCCGGCGACTCACTTCTTCTCCTGCGAGAACTGGAAGGAGATCGGGTTCGGGTTCAATTTCAAGCTGGCCGGCGCGGGGAACAGCAACGTCGTTCTGTACCTGGACAAGTCCATGGACAAGACGAACTACTTCAGCTTCGACGTCATCACCGTCCCGGGAAACGGCACGACGTTCACCGGCTGGGCGACCAACTACAACACGGGCGGCATCCCGTTCTTCCGGGTGCGACAGGTCGTGAACCAGAACACGGTGGTGCTCACGAACCTGTCCGTCTGGCTCGGCACGAAGCGCGGGTTCTGAGCCATGCCCACCCAGGCCTACTTCGTAGCGAACGGGGTCGGCGACTGGTACGACTGCCTCGCCGCCACCGTCCCCGGGGAGAGCCCGGCCACCAACCCGGAGTTGTGGCGCAAGCTTGAGATCCCCGTCTGGTTTGAGCCCTACCTGATTTCCCGAGCCCTCTCCCTCGTGCTCACCGACGACGGTCAGAACGACAAGGCCCGCGGCGAAATGCAGATCGCCGAGGCCATGCTCGCCGAAATCGTGTTCCGCGAGCGCGTCGAGCGCGGCCGGTTGGCTCGACCCAGGGTGTTCTCCCGATGAGGACCATCGCCTACAGCACCATCCTCGAGGCCGTGGCCCGCCGCATGGGCTGGGATCCGGACCTGCTGGACAAGGGCCAGTTCGGTTCGATCCGGCAGGCGGTTTCGCAGGCGCTTGGCGAGGCCTGGTACGCGGCGTGGTGGCGGGACCTGATGCGCATCGAGCAGCGCAAGTTCCGCGCGACCTACTCCGCGTCCACCGCCTACGTGCTGGGCGACGAGGTGTGGGACCCGGCAACCGACTCTTACAAGCAGGCCCTGCGCGCCACGACGGGGAATGCCCCGTCCACCGCTGGATCCGACGGGTCGTACTCCACGAACCTGGCCTATTGGGCGGACGTCGTCCGGGAACCTTCCGGGACCGATTACTCGGCGACGGCGTCGTACGCGCCTGGGGACATCGTGCGGTTCCCCGACGATGCGCAGTTCTACCAGTGCCACACGGCCACCACCGGGCACGCCCCGACCAGCACCGCTTATTGGGGGCTCCTCAGCGCTTTCCGCCCGTACGTCGCGTGGGACCAGGCCGGCGCCAACCGGATCGGCCGTTGTCGGAAGGTGATGAAGAACGACCCGCGGGCGGCCGTGGGCGAGCGCCGCATCATCTGGAACCCGTCGGATGAAGGCGTGGAGGTGTTCACGCTGGACGTGCCGAGGCCGTGGATCCAGTTCGTGCAGCCGGCGCCCAAGTTCATCGGGGACTACTACGACTCCAGCATCTCCTACACGCCTGAAACCGTGTACGGCGCGCCGAGCACGCCCAGCGTCTCCAGCGACTTCATCTACTTCGTCACCATCGCCGAAGCCCAAGCCGCGACCATCTCGGCCCGCGTCGTGGAGGTGCGCTACAACGCCAACTCCGAGTCCGCGACCTTCGTCCGGGACCCGGCGTACACCGGTCCGGCGGACGGCGTCGCGGGATTCACGGACGCCTCCGGAACCAAGTTTGCCCTCATGCGATGAAACGCCTGCTCCCCATTCTGCTCCTGTTCCTGGCGTTCACCGCGCGTGCCGCCACCCCGATTACCCAGCTGCCGAGCCTCAATGCCCTCCTCCAGCGGGTTGGCACGGTGGATGCGAGTGGGAAGGGCGAGACGGTCGGGGTGCTCGACGGCTGGAACACGAACGATTGGGGGGGCGAGCAGCGGTTCACCTACAACCCGACGTCCACGGCTGAGACCAACCTGCTGACCGGCGGCGTCGTGTTCCGGGCGGCCAACGGCGGGCGGTGGATTTCGGAACTTGCAACGGCCCGCGAGCAGGATCTGCGGCGGTGGGGTGGGTATCCCAACACGTCGGACGTCTCAGCATCGTTGGCGGCGGCCAACGCCTACTGCACGACGAACGGATTCCGGCTGGTGGTGCCGGCCGGCTCCTACACGAATGCCTCCACGGTCAACATCACCTGCGACTTCGAAATGGATTCGAGCGCCACCTTCTGGTCGCTCAACCCGGACATCAACGGCATCGTGCTCGGTGCGAACGACGCGTTTGGTCCGACCAACGTCGTGATCGGCAAGCGGATGATCGTCAACACGGTGCGGATCCCGACAACCCTTCGGTCGCATGCGACAAACGTCGGCAACGCCATCGTCCTGGCCGGCTTGGACTCGTGCGAGATCACGATGCGCCAGTCGGACAGCTACACCTATGGCGTGCGCGTCGCGCCGACCAACGGCTACTACTGCGCCCTCAACCGGATCAACCTGCCCAAGACGTCCAACCACCGGAAGGGCCTGGTGTTCTCGCCGGGCAACTACCCCTGCTTCATCACCCAGAACACCTTCTTCAACGGCGAGTTCTACTCCCCGCGCTCGAGGGTGCCGGCGAGCCTGCAGGGCTACTACACCTTGACCAACCTGGTGACCGGTGGCACGACGAACTACCTCTGCGGAACAAACTACATCGGCATCGAGATCGACGGCGCGGCCGACAACTGGACCGACTCCAACAACAACATCTTCATCGGCACCTCGGTGGAGGGTGGGGCGTGGATCTACGACATGCAGATCCGCGGCCGCAACAACCTGTTCATCGGTTGCCGGTTCGAGGAAGGGACTGGCTTCTCGCCAAGGTTCCGCTTCTGGTCGGATGGCACCGAGGCGGCTCCCACGCAGTACAACGAGCTCGTCCGCGGGTTCTTCTCACAGCACGCGGAGCCCATCGTGCGATACGACGGCACCGCGGTGCCGGGCAACTTCGGTCACGAGGCGTGGACAATCATCGCCGGCAACACGCCGATCCCGGCCTTGTCGCCCTTGTTCAGCTACAACCGGCCGGCGCTGAGCGTGTATAACGCCAGCGGAGGGCCTGCGCTGGGCGTGTACGAGTACGGCGCGAACCCCCACCAGAACCCGGAGGAATTCTCGTTTGGCTTCAAGTCCGGCAAGATGATCGCCCGGAGCTTCGGCGAGACCGAACCGCGCATCGCGATGACCACCAACGGCTGGCTGGCCTTGCGCCAGCCGACCGCCACCGACATGGCGCTGACGGTGCACCCCGGAGCGTCCACGCCCAGCATCGGCAATTGGGCTGTCGGACTTGACGCGACCTCGATCTACCTCAAGCGGACGAACGACCCGAACCCGCGGATCTACCTTCGCGGCGCCGACGGCCTCCTGGGATGGACGGACGGGACCAACCCGACCGACAACACAATTTCCAGGACCGGTTCCGGTAGTCTAACGGTGAACCTGGGACCGGGTTCGGCGGTGCCCGGGCTGGCTACGTTCAACGCGGCCAACGTGGACACGGGCGACAGCGGTGCGTTCTTCGGGGCGCAGGCCTGGGGCGCCGAAGGCCTGTTTGGGCAGTACAGCGCGAATCATTCGGCGACGCTGCTCAAGGGACGGACGGTGGCGCGAACGGCCAACAGCAGCGACACCGGCGTGCTGGTGTGGACCCCCTACAAGGACCAGGACATCAACTTCGCCACGACCGACGGTGGCGGGAATACGGTGTACTCGCTGACGGTCAACACGAACGGCATCTGGACGCCGCGATCGGTCATCGTCTGGACCACCAACCTGCTCGACGAGATCAACCGGCTGCAGGCCACGAAGGTCGATACGAACAGCTTCTGGCCGTACCTGACCAACGCCCTGGTGCAGGGAACGAACGTCAACTTCGTGCGGGATGGCGTGGCCAAGACGATCACGATCAGCGGGACGGCGACCGGAAGCGGTGGGTCGGTGACCAACCTTGGCTACCTGTCGCTCTACTCCGGCGGCATCCTGGCCAGCAACACGACGACCGAAACCACCATCTGGGAGGCGACGATCCCGTCGAACTCCATCACGGCAAACCTGCCGATCGAGACGACCACGTTCACGCTCTGGCACGCCAAGAACGCCGGCAGCTACACGATGCGGGTGTACGTCGGCAAGTCGGGTGTCGTCACCAACAAAGTCTTCGACGGCGGCGGGTTCGCCAACGCGCTCGGGTCCGACACGACCATCGTGCTGAATCACGAGTTCTCGCTGAAACCCAAGGCCGCCGGGCTTCTGGACGGCGTGGTCCTGCAGCGCATGAACTACAGCGGCGCGCTCACCGCCGGATTCGGGTCGTCGGCCACGGATGGATTTCTGTCGGTGGCGGGTTGGACGAACGCGGTGTGGAGCGCGACCAACGACCTCTACATCAAGTTCACGGTGCAGAACTCCGTGGCCAGCACGAACCAGTGGTGGGAGGTGCAGCCCGGGGCGATCCAGACCGGTGCCGGTGGGACCACATCGTCTGGCGGTGGGTCCGGATCCATCGTTACAGTCAAATCGGGTTCGGCCATGTCCACGGCGAACTTCGTGGCGAGCTCCGAGGTGGATCCCACCCAGGCCGGCGCGAACATCTCGCTGGCATTGGTGGATGGATCCATCCCGACCAACCGCCTGGCTCCGGCGGCCATCTCGTACCTGCTGAACCGCGGGAATCACACGGGCACGGAGCCGTGGAGCGTGCTGACCTCCACCCCGACGACCCGCGGCGGATACGGCATCACGGACGCGCAGCCGCTCATGGGGTGGACCAACGTGGTTGCCGGGACGAACATCTCGCTCTCGACCAACCTCAACGTGCTCACGATTGCCTCGACGGCCACGGTGAGCGGCGGCGGCGGCGCTGGAACGAACATCTTCGTCAACAACCTGCTCAAGCAGCCGGCCCGGCTGACGAACTCGAGCACGGTCACGTGGACCATCAACGGCAACGGCGACATCGAGGCGGCGGCATCGGGCGGTGGAGGTGGTGGAGGGTCCGGAACGAACGCCATCGTGAACGGCACGCTGATGCAGCCCTTCATCCTCACGAACGACGTGAGCAGCACGGGCCGTGTGGTGTGGCGTACAAACTCCAGCGGTCACGTGCTGGCTTACGCCACCAACCTGCCCACTGCTGGGTCCGGCATGGGCACGAACCTCTGGGTCAACAACGTGCTCAAGCAGCCCGCGCGGCTGACCAACTCGGCGACCATGACCTGGTCGATCAACGGCAACGGCGACATCGAAGGGGCCGTCCCGAACGCCGTCGGCGGCCCGTTCCTGCCGCTGGCGGCCGGGTACAGCTCGCCGCTCACGGGAAGCCTGCAGGTGTGGCCATCGACACGTGGGTTCGTCTCATTGTGGAATGGTACCGATACAGCAGTGGACGCCGGCGCATTGGAAATGTCCTCCGGTCACCTCAAGCTCGAGCAGGTCTCGACCAACTCCCTGGCGGTGCTCCAGACGTTCTTGGACATCGACATGTCCACCGACCCGATGGTGGTGGATTTCCCGGACAACGTCGGCCATCGGCAGGTCACGTTCCACGCCCCGACGACATTCTACAACGACGTCAGTTTCGGGACCACGAACATCACGACGGCGTTGGCCAACAAGCAGCCGCTGAGCGCCAACCTGACGACCCTGGCCGGCGGGAACGGTTCGCCGATCACAACTGGTATCGCGGCCAGCGCCATCACTTCGGGGACCCTTACGACGAATAGTTTGCCCGCCACCGTGGCGTACACGGACGTGGCGAATACGTTCACGGAAGCGCAGGCGTTCAGCAATGCTGTGTCTGTTGGTAGCATGCCCTTGAACTACTGGTTCGGAAGTCCGATGAGCATCCGTGAGTGGGAAAAGAATCGCTGTACCTTCAACGGAAGCAGCGTTTCCACCAGCTTTGGTGGCGCGGCACTCGGACAGCAGAATATGACCGGCGGCGGCGGATGGTCTCCAACCACGTCCATAACCCCCGGCCACCCCGGAGTGGCCTATGTGTTCACGGCTGCTAGCAACGCAGCCGGAGGTGTTGGATCAATGTGCCACTGGGGGTTCAACACATTCTTCGGCCTAAATCCCGATGCTATTTCGGTCTCGGTGTGGCAACCATACAACACAAACGGCGTATCCCACCGAAGTGGGTGGGACATTTCGCTGACGCCTTCAGATCCAACGGATGCTGCTCGATGGGTTGCAACCAACGGATTGATGGTCGCCCAGAACATCAACAACAGCGTCAAGGTCAACGGAACGAATGTAATTCAGCTTAACGGGACGTATTGGTACACGACTGTAATTTCCCATTCGAGCAACTCTCCGTCCGCTGTGTTCAGCATTTATACCAACGGCGTATTCATGCTGTCTGAGACTGTTGCTGGATTTCCAACTAACCGCGCTCTAGGACACGTTACTGGGGCTTATGGTTTTGCTGCGCCTGCTACTAACTCGTCGATCGCTGTGATGTTGGTGGATGACGTTGGTTACGGCATTTCGACCCGAGGATACCGATAATGAAAACCAAATACCTACTTGCGCTCGCCTTCTGCGCATCGCTTGCGGTAAGCGCCCAGAACTTGGCCGTAACTACCCACGCAGCATCCAACTCCGAGGAGTTCAAGTCTGGATGCCCGGGTGAATGGCCCTGCTACATCAAGGATCTCAAGGACTCGACCGTTCTTCCAAACGACCTGGATCCCGACAAGTGGGCCGTCTGGACTGTCGAGAAGTTCGAGGCCACCAAGTCCAGGTTGTCCGCGGAGAAGGCTGCGTTCGACATCATCTGGAAGGAGAAGACCGGTACTGGCCGCAGTTGGACCGCCTTGGAGTTCACCGAGCGGCTGGACAAGTTCGCTCCCGGCGCGCTCGACGCGCTCGACGACGCCATCGCCAACGCCGGTTTGCCGGCGGAGGTGCGGGCACAATTACGGATCGCCCGTCGCCGACTGCTGGCCGCGCAGGAGGTGAATTCGAAGAACGACGAGACGGTCAAGTTCATGGCCGCGGCAGTCGCCCTCGGGATCCTCACGCAGGACCAGGCTGACCACGTCCTGAAAGACCCATGAGAACAATGGCTTTGATCGTGGGCGGAGTCGTCGCGGACGCACGCCCGGAGAACGAGGTGGCGGGCGTCTGGCCCGACGGATCCGACGTCCGCGAACTTCCGCCCTATGCGGGCCTCGGTTGGATACCGGCCGCTCCGGACTGGCTGCAGCCGGACGGCAGCCAGCCGACAGCCAAGCAACTGCGGTACGTCATCCCGGCCCTCATCTTCGTCCGCAGGCTCACAGCGGACCAGGCCAAGGAATTGTGGACCATGGCTGGCAGCGTCCCCGGAGTCGCTCTGTTCCTTCTGCAGCTCGCCGCTCTGAAAGACGGCATCGAGTCCGATCATCCGGGAACCCTGGCGGCCGTCGATCTGGCCACGCAGCTCTGGGGCCTCGACGCTGCGCGCGGGCTGTTCGGAAGGCCCACATCTGACGAAATCGCGGAGCTCCAACGATGAACACAAAGTTCCTCAGACTGCTCGCCGGTGCCAGCCTTGTGCTGGTCGGGTGCGCATCTCCCAGCAAGGTGGTCAATGCCAAGATCCAGGGCCGCATCGGCACGAACACCGTGTTCGAGATCGAACAGCCCAAGGACACGGTGATCCGCGACCTCGAGTATCGTTCGCCCGAAGGTGCCTCGCTCGTCATCAAGGGCTACAGCTCCACCGGTAACGCCGCGGCGATCGCCGCCACCGAAGCACAGATCCAGGCGCAGTCCACGGTGGCGACCGGTGCCCTGCAGAGCGTGAACGAGCTCGTGAAGTTGGGTCAGGCCTTTGCCGCGGCCTACATGAACAGCAAGGGGCTTCCGGCTGCGCCGCCCGCGCCTGCGCCGGCGGCGGCTCCGGCGGTGATGCCGTTCACGGGCACCATTACGCCCAACAACGGGGTGACCGCCATGCCGCGCGCCGCTCCGACCGTCGTCAACAAGCCCTGAACCATGACCAACATCCTGGCGAGCGCATCCGAAGCCCTGCCCATTCTGGATCACGCGTCCAGCCAGACCGACCGATGGGTCTGGATGGCTCTGCTGCTCATCATCCTCGCGGGGTGCGCGCTGGTGGTTCGGTACCTCATTGTCTCCAACGCCGAGGTGCACGGTAAGCTGTTCCAGGTCATCGACGACAAGTACAAGGAGAACGCCAGGCTCGTGGACGACACGAACAAGACGAACGGTGCGGTGGCGGCAGCCATCGACCGAATGAGTCAAACAATCGACCGCAAGATCCCCGACGCACGGTGAACCGTTTCCGAGCATACTTCCCCAGCGACGACGCGCCGACCACCGACGGCGATGCGGAGTTCCGCGGTGTGGATGCCCGGACGCACCCAGCGGCCGTTGGGCAAGGCATGGTCAGTCACGCGGTGAACCAGCGGTTTGATTCCAAGGCCGTGGCGACCCGGAAGGGAATTCCGCTGATGGGCTGGGGGGCTGCGGCGGCCCCGGGAAGCGACCCTGGGATCATCCTCCCTTACGGCAGTGTCCGGGTCGCGGCATCTTTCTCGGATCCCGTGTCCGCTGTGGAGTGGATCATCATCGTGACGGCCAACGGCGTCTGGAAGTCCAGGCCCGGGACCACGGGCACCTTCGTTCCGATCGCCTCGGGGCAGTCCACCGCCGAGGCGACGGACCTCATCCAGACCTTCAACGGCATGGTGATGCTGCGCGGTCCGACGCTGGCTCCGTTGCGCATGGAGACCGTGGACGGCGGGTTTCAGCCGCTGCCGGCGGCGGATTCCGGCAAGGAGTCCATCCCGGTGGCAAGCTCCGGGATCTACTTCCAGAACCGACTGTTCGTGGTGGACTCAAGGACCGATGGCCAGCACGTGGATTCGGTGTGGGTGAGCGACTTTGGCGGGGCCGCCTCCGTGCTCCAGGGCGACCCCATCTACAACAGCTTCCGGATCAACCAGGGCAGCGCGGATCGCCTGACGGGACTGGCCAAGTTCAACGACACGACGCTGGTGGCGTTCAAGGACCGGTCGGTCTATGTGGTCAGCGACATCTACGGCGACAACGAGAGCGTGGCCAACAATGCCCGGCTGAACGAGGTGACCCGGCAGTATGGGTGCATCGCGCCCCACTCGGTCGTGCAGGTTGGAGCGGACCTTTGGTTCCTAGGCAACCGGCGCGGCGTGTGCTCAATCCGGCAAACGGAGACCAACGCGCTGCAGGGAGTGGACGTGCCGGTCTCGCGCGACATCCAGCCGATCATCGACCGCATCAATTGGGAGTACAGCTCGGGCGTGGTTGCCGCGGTCCATGACAACCACGTCTATTTTGCCGTCCCGCTGGACGACTCGACCACCAACAACGCGGTGCTGGTCTATTCGACCCTCAACCAGGCGTGGGCCGGCTACGACTACGGGGCCGCCGTGAAGGTGCGCAATTGGGTGAAGTTCAACTACGGTGGTGCAATCCGGCTGGGGTTTCTGTCCACCGACGGGTTCATCTCGCTCTACGAGGACGGATACCACGACCACACTGCCGACAGCTCCGGCAACGTGACCTACCACGAGATCGCCGGGCAGGTCCGCAGCCGTGGTTACGGCGGCGCCTTGCAGGGTCTGAAGCGGTTCTCGCTGGTGACTGCCAAGGTGCAGACCTTCAACCCGGCCTACACCATCACCGCGCGGCAGGACGGCGTGAACGAGACCAAGCTGGTGGCCACGATCACGAAGGACCGAACGAAGTATCTGCGGCCGCACGGCAAGCCCGATTGGGATCCCGGGAACGCCGCTGGGGATTGGGAGGACCCTTTCCGCGAGGACTACTCCGTCATCCCGGGAGGTGTAACGGTGACCGATGTGGACGACCAAGGCACCGTGGCGTTCGACGTGCTCCAGGAGTGGGAGGAGTCCCGAAGGCTTATTGGGCAGGGGAACTTCATGCAGATCGAAATTGCGACCAGCCAGGGGCGTGTCGAGCTCACCGGACTGAGCGTGGACACCCGCCGCGGTCAATCGCGCCAAGGCAACACCGTCTGACTTATGCCGCTCACGCTCACCGTCACGCGAGGCTATACCATGACCGGCGGCCATGCGCCGTCCACCGACGACTGGAACCGTGCGTTCCTGCCGAACGTGGTGTTGTCCGGCAGCATCGGGGCTTCCGACCTCGCCGCCGGCATCATCACCAGCACCCACCTCGGTGTCGGGGTGTTCTCCGGGCTGACCGCCGCCACTGCGCTCGCTGCCGGTGACAAGCTCCCGTACTGGCAGGCAGCGGCGGCGGACAACCGGATCATCACGGTGGCGAACGCGCTGAACGGCGTGTTCAGCCTGGCGCCCGCGGGCACCGCGTTCACGGCCTACTCCACGGACCTGCTGACGTCCTACAATGGGACCGCGGCGGCCAGCATGTCGGTAGCCCGCTTCGCCCAGCAACTGCTCGCGCAGGCGCCGGCACTCACGGCCACCGACGATGCCGACACGGTGCTGGTGCATGACGCCAGCGCTGCGGACGGATCCCGGGCCGTCGGGGTGACGCTGGCCAACCTCCTGCCCAACAAAGGGACGGCCGGAACCTTCGCGTTTCCAACCTCGGTCGTGGTGGATGCCAAGGGTCGCGTCACCAGCGTGACCGCTGGGAGCGGTGGGGTCGCGAGCGTGTTCAAGGCCTCGGGCTCCTTGCCCACCGGTTACGGCTACACCAACGGCACGCCGGTGACGGTCAGCCCTTCGTTCTCCGCTGCACCGTCCACGGTGGACCTGAGCTTCGAGTGTACCTCCACGGACGGCGATTGGGCGGTGGGCGACCGGATCCCGGCCACGGCGGTCGTGAACCAGACCAACTCCCACCAGACGTTCGTCCCGGTGTGGACCACGGCGGACACGATCAAAGTGGTGCTGCTGAACGGCACCCCGCTGCTGCGGACCAAGGACGGATCCACCATCGCCACCTTCACGCCGTCCAAGTGGAAGTTTAACCTGGTGGCCGTGAAATACTCGTGAGTGACCACCCCCTTCCACGGTTCGAGCGGTCGATCGTCGCCGACCTCCATTACGAGGAGCGCCGCCTGGGCAGTTTCCTCGAGGCGCTGCATGCCGGATGGCGAGACGGTGACGGACGCGCCATGCCGGTGGACGGCCTGCGGGACAGGCTGGTCGCTGAGGTGCGACGCATGCGCCAAGCTTGCGAGGTTGCCGAGGCAGCGCTCGCTCCGGAAAGCGTGGGAACGGATTGAGCGCTCTACTGCCATGGGAACGCGCGCGCGATTGGGCGGTGGCCTACCTTGGACGGGGGGCGTTCGAGGACTTGCTCGGGCACTACATGCGCGCCGGGCACTACGTGTGGTCCAGCCCAACCGAGTTCGTGCTCGGGGCCGAGGTGGTCTGGGACGGCCAGCGGTACTTCATCGACCCACCCAACGCGAACGCGTGGTTCATTCATCTCGCCGCACGGGCGGACGGGATCGGGGTGGATCCGGGGGCCTTCAAGCGGCTTGCGCCCCGCCAGCATCCGTGGGTACTCTTTCATCGACGCGGCCGCCTACGCGTGTACCGTTGGAGTCAGTTCGCCGAATTCGCCGAGTTCGACCGCCAGATCCTTGCGCTGCGAAAGCAGCATGGGAACGACTGTAGGAACACCGACCCCTCGGGACTACGCCCAAGAGACGCGGGATACGTTGCAGGCCCAGATTGACCTGGCGCCGCAGCAGTATGCTGCCGAGGCCGAGTTTCGCCCGCAGTACGCGGCGCTCGACCTCAAGACCCTCCAGACCGCCCTCAACGGAACCGGGGACCAGAAGGGCCTTCTCGACCTCTACGAGAACAGCGTCTATCCGGCGCTGACGCGCGCCCAGGCGGCCGACACCAAATCGCGCACGGCCTCCGACCTGGACATCATCCAGTCCCTCGGCGGTCAGGTGACGTCCGCGCTGCGGGAGGCGTCCGGAACCGCCGGGCTCGTCGATCAACTCTCCAAACAGGCATCCGAGGGGCTGGCGGCCGGGGCTTCGCTGGATCCGTCGCTCGCCAACGAGGTGGAGCAAGGAGTGCGCTCCGCCCAGGCGGCCCGCGGGTTTGGGTTTGGTTCCGCCGATGCGGTGCAGGAGGCATTTGCGCGCGGCGAACGCGGTCAGGCGCTGCGTCAGCAGCGGCAGCAGTTCGCGCAACAGACCGTCGGAACGCTGCAGGCCACGGGCGGCGATCCCGTGCTGGCGCTGCTCGGCCGGCCGTCCCAGACCGTCGCTGCCGGGCAGGGCGTGGGAGGGCAGGCTGGCGGGATGCGCAGCGGGAACATCTTCAACCCGGAAAGCAGCTACGCGGCCGACGTGAACAACACGAACTTCAACGCGAAGGCTGCCGCCAAGATCGCCCAGGCCAACAACGACACCGCCATCACGGCCGCGGGCATCTCCGCGGCCGGCAACATGGCCAGCTCACTCTAGCCCATGCCCTACCAGGTCCAGCAGTTCGGGGTGGATGCGCCGCTCAAGATCCCGCCCCAGCAGTCTCCCCAGCAGGCCACGGCCAAGGCGCAGCAACAGGCGGAGAACCTCAAGGCGCTCGGGCTGGATGACACCATGCTCGGAGACCTGAGCTCTGCGCACGCCGCCCTGCTCCAGCAGCGGGACGCGTACCGATCCGCCCTCAAGTCGTCTGCCCTCCAGTCCATGGGCCTGCAGAGCGGAGGGGTCACGGCGCTCGGCGGTGGCGCTGCGTCCGCGGGCATGGCCTCCGGTGCCGCATCCAGTGCCGCCTCCGGCCTCGCGGCCTCGGGTGGTGGAGCGCTTGCTGCGAGCCTATGAAACCCATCGCGGATCGACTTTCGGAGGTGTACCGCCGGGCGACCATGAACAACGCCCAGGCCTACAACTGGCTCGTGGCGGCCCACTCGTGGATGCACCACATCGACGACATCGTGGACGGCGACATGGACGTGGAAGCGGTCCCGTTCATCGGCAGCCAGGCGGTGGCGCTGATGAGCGACCCGTTCTTCGTGCGCAACTCCACGGCGCTCGCGCCGGTCCTGATGTCCATCGCCATCCAGTACCAGGCGAGCCTCAAGGCGCCGCGCGAGGTGGTGGACATGCTGCGCCTCAGCGGCAACCAGCTCGTGCTGTGGGTGGCCAACCTCATGGGAGGCTATGCCCACGCCCAGGCCGTCGCCGAAGACCTGTGGCCGATCGTCATCGAATCTCAGATTGCGCCGCCAGCGCCTGCTCAACCGACCTGACCTATGCCCTACGCACCGGGGATCCAATATCGGGGTGACCAGTACCTCTACGAGGGAATCAGCGACGCCGGCAAAGCCATCGCCGGGGCCGTGAAGGAGTACCGCGCGAACCAGAAGGCCAACGACGCTGCGGATTCCACGTTTGAGCTGATGATGGGCACGCTCGCGCCCATGGTAAAGGATGGCAGCATCCCGGAGCAGTTCGCGAGCAAGCTGCCCGACATGGCCAAGTTCAGCTCGCTGAGCCTCAGCAAGAAGCAGGCGACGCTCGGCCAGCTCGCCACCTCCATGGGCGTGCTCGCGCACGACTCGCAGTTCCAGGAGCAGAAGCGCAACAACGAGTCGATCCGGTTGCACCAGGAGGCCGCCGCGAACCGCGAGGAGCGGCTGTTCAACCAGCAGCAGGCCGAGGACCAGGGAAACGCTGGTTTCCTGCAGGACTACGCGAACTTCTCCCAGATGACCCAGGGAGGGTCCAAGCCGCCGCTGGTGCTGAACCAGCCCCTGCGCCAGACCCTGCAGACCCCGGGTGGAGCCGGCGTAGCCGCCTTGGCCCGCAACCCGGCAGCCTCCCGCGACGTGCGCGACCTCGTGCTGCGCGAATCCATGCAGCCGCCGACCGCTGAGGCGGGCGGCCCGCTGGACTTCCAGGAGGACCCGGTGACCGGCGCGCGGTTCGCGCGGTCCGGCAAGTCCATCCTGCCGTCGGGCACCAATCCGGCCAACCAGATGTTGGTCGAGCCGGTGACGGACAGCGACGGGAACAACATCGGGCACGTGCTGCGGACCGGAAAGACCGTCCAGTTCATCCGCAAGGAGAAGGAGGGGCAGCAGATCAGCCCGTCGGCGGTGGCGTCCCTCAACAAGACCCTGAGCGACCTGCGCCGCCAGATTCAGGTGGCCCCCGATGACCAGAAGGCCGCCATCCAGGAGCAGATCGACTCCATCAAGTCCATTCTGCCCAAGCCAGCGGGCAAGACCGATGCGACCACTGCGGCGCCGGCGGCCAGCCAGTTCATCTACGACCCGAAGACCCGGAGCCTGAAACCCCGCTGAGCCATGCCCAAGACCGTCGAGATCCCGAGCATCGGGACGGTGGAGTTCCCGGACGAGATGGACGACGCCGCCATCGGGACCGCGGCCCAGCAGCTCTACGACGAACGAAACCCGCCGGCCAAAGGCATCGTTCAGCGCCTCAAAGAGGGCATCGGGTCGGGCCTCGACGCCCTGGGCAACGCGATCCGCCCGGGACTCGAGGCGCTCGGCGCCGCCGAGGAGGAGAACACCCGGGCCAACGACATTGCCGGGCAGGCGATCCGGGACGCCCTGGCCAAGGGCGTGAAGATGTCCCAGGCCGGCCTCGAGACGCTTTCCAAGGCCAACCGAGCCATGCCGGGGCCGGTGCCCGGGGCGGGCGCGGCAGACCTCGCCGGCGCCGTGGCGCACCCGTTCCAGGGACCGCTGGACTCGGTGGGTCGGATCCCGCAGGACCCCAACCGTTCGGCCGCGGGGCAGGTCGCCGCCGGCGCCGCGAACGTGGCGCTCAACGCCGCTTCGCCACTGGTGAGCCCGGCCGGTGCGGTGCTCGCCGCCACCGCCGGCCTGCCGGTGACGGTCCAGCGCATCATCGCCGGGGCGTTCGCCATCGACATGGGCCGCCAGCTGCCGGACCTCGCCGCCCGGGCGGGCGAAGCCCTCGCCGGCGACAACCTGCAGCAGAAGGTCGAGGCGGTGGGTGACCTGGCCGCCACCGCCGGCTTCGCGGGGATGGCCGCCAAGCACGCCGGAACACCGAAGTCCGTGGCCCTCGCCCGAGGGCTGGCGGGCCAGCTGGATCAAAGGCCCGGAGCACCCACCACCGGGGCGATTCCGCAGACCTATATCGTTGACGAAACCCCGTCGGCCCCGGGGTTCCGGTATCGCGGGCAGGAACTGCCGGTTCAGCCGGGCGCGGAAGCCACGCCGGACCTACCGCCGGACCCCCGCCCGCCGGCGCCACCGTCCCAATCCTCCACACCGACCGAGGCGATCGTAGCCGCCGAGACCGTCATGGACCGGGTGCCCCCGGCGGATGTCCCGGCGGATCCCGCCGCGGTGGCCGCGCGAGCCGCGGAGATCCGCGGCGAGGCCGAGGCCGGCGGCCCGGAGGCGGCCGTGGCCAGCCTGCAGGGCAACACCCCAACAGAACGCGCGGCGGTCCGGATCGGGCTGGGCCTGACGGACGCCGCCAGCGAAGCCCTCAAGCGGGGCGACCTCGAGGTGGAGGACGCGCACGCCATCGCCAAGGCAGCTCCCGGCGACGGCCCGGTGCAGGGCGTTGGCCTGGCGGTCATCCTCGAAGGCGGGACCGCTGACGACGCGGTGCGCGCCATGGAGAAGTTCCGACGCGAACACGGGCCGACGGCGGATCCCGTGGACGCCATCAAAGACTCGCCGCAGCCGGAGCCGCCAAGGGCCGAGGAAGCGCCCGCTCCAGTCGCCAACCAGGAGGTGCCGCATGAAGTAACCGAGAAAGCAGACAGCCCCAACCAGACCGGGGCCACCCCCGAAGCCGGTGGTGCGGTGGCCCCGGTCGCTCCTGAGTTTGACGCCGAGAAATGGCTCAAGGTCCCGGCCGAGGACCCGGGCCCGGCAAGGGAATTCGTCCGCAGTAACGACCTCAAGATCGAAGCTCTGCGCGAGGAGCAAAAGGCGCTGCTGGCGAACGCCAAGGCCATCGAGTCCAAAGTGCTCGTCCAGTCCGGGCCGAGGTACAAGCGCGGCGAGATCAAGAAGTCAGCCAAGCGCCTGGATGTTCAGGCGTGGCGCAAGCTGCAAGAGCGCGACGCCGAGATCGACCGTGAGATTGAGGCCCTGCGCAAATCGTCCCAGGAGTACCGCGACGCAGTGGATAAGTTCTCCATGGCCAAGGTGGCAGGAGAACCGGGGCACCCGATGCTGCGCCGCCTGGCCACGCGCCAGCGTCTGGCCGCATGGCTGGGCGAGCAGGACGTGCCACGCGAGGCGTACCTGGCTACGGAGAAGGCAGCTGCCGAGGAGATTCGCGCGGTGTACCCGGATGCCACGCCGGCCGAGATCGCGGCCATCGCGCCACGGCTGGTGGAACTGGCCGCGCAAACCGATGACCTCCGCGGCGTGCTCACGCGGGATCCGGAGCTGGACCTGAACATCCTTCGACGGCGACGCATCACCTCCGCGTTCAAGCGCGAGGACCGCAACGTGGACATGCACCTCAAGTCCGCGTTCATCGACTATCCGGAGGAGGTTTCCCGGCGCGCGCAGGAGGCCAATGCCGACACCCGCTACCGAAAGGACATCAAGCCCTTCACGGCCGCCGAGACCGACAGCCTGATTCAGCAGATGCACGCGGCCCAGGACGCCCGCTGGCAGACGCTCAAATCCGAAATGGAGGCGGAGCGGGCCAAGCAGGAGGCTGAGGCCGCCGAGCGCGGGCGCCAGACGGAGGAGATGAAGCGCATGGTTAGCGAGGCGCAGGCCGTCGCCGACCAGCAAACGACGAAGGGCAACGCCAAGGAAATCAAGACCGAGCTCGTTGCGCGGCTCGAGCGCGCGCTTGCGGACGCCCCGGAGAAGTCAGGCGAGGCCGGCAAGCCGCTCGTGGTGACCATCGCCGTCCCGGGAGACGGCGTGTACGTGCTGCAAAACGCCAAGGCGGCGATCGCGCGCACGCTGGAGCGAGCCAGTAAGCTCCACACCGAGAGCCCGAAGGGACCGGGAAAGCCGGGGTGGCTGCGGGTTCCCAAGCCCACCGGCGACGTCACGCCGGAAATCTGGCTGGCGTCGCAAGAGCCGACCCACGTCATCACGGTAGATGGCGGCAAGAACGGCCCCATCGAGAAGTTTGCCCGACAGGTGGAGGTGAATGTTCCGGGTCTGAAAGGCTTCGCCTTCTGGCTGAGCACGTTGCGCGATGCGAAGGAATTCACGATCACCGAACAGACGTCCGGGCTGGTCGCCGGCCGTGGCGATACGGTGGCGTCGGCTATCAGGAACGCCGAGGAAGCGATCCAGAAGGCCGGCATCGACCGGACCGAGCAGGCGATTCGCGAGGCTACGAAAATCGACTTCAAGGCCAAGGAAATGACCGAGCGCGACCGCGACCTAGCGCGCGGCCCGGACGTGCCGCCGGAGCCGACCGGCAAGTCCGGTGGCGCCGCTGGGTCCCCGATCGCCCTGCCGCCCGGCACGACCCCGACCACGGGCCAGCGGATGCCCGTGTCGATGGATCCGATCACCTCCAAGCGGGTGGACATCCCCACGATCTTCCGCCAGATCGAGCGCACCATGCAGACCGCGGGGTCCATGACGCCGATCCGCGCGGGCCGCATGGGGGCGATGAAGCGCTGGGCCAGCGGCTTCTTCCGGCCCCGGCAGGAGGTGATCCGGCTGGATTCGGCATTCAACCTGCCAACGGCCACCCACGAGCTCGCGCATGACCTGGCACATTCGTGGTGGCGTCGGGGGCGTGGGATGAGCCCGACATCACCCGGGTACAGCAAAGCGGCCGGGAACTGGTTTCGGGCAAACGTCCCTGCGGGAGTGCTTCGAGAGCTCCACGCGGAAGGGACGAGGCTGTACGGAAGCCGTAAGCCCGCCGCCGGCTACGTCGAGGAGGGCTGGGCCGAGTTCATGCGGCGCCATCTGACCACCGACGACGTCGCCACGGTCATGCCGGAGACCTCCAAATGGTTCCGCGACGTGCTGAGCAAGGACCACCCCGAGACCGCCCGGCAGCTCGCTCGAACCCGCGAGATGATCGACGTCTGGCGCGGGCAGGGAGACATCGGCCGCCAGCAGGCGATGATGAAGCGCTACCCCGGGAAGGTGGTCAGCGCTTTGCGGTCGCTCAAGAAGGCGTTGTCCGTCCAGCGGCAGCTTGAGGAGTTCGAGCCGCTGGCCCGCGCGTCCAAGTTCTGGCAGGACCGCCACGGTTCCACCCTCAGCCCCGGCGAGGATCCGTTCATGGTGGCCACCCGGGTTCGCGGGATCGCTCCGTCGGTGATGGAGCGCTTCCTGCATTCCGGGGTGCTCGACATCGACGGCAACCCCACCGGCGTCAAATCGCTCGCGGAAGCCCTGACGCCAGTGCTGGAGGGCATCCCGGCCTGGAGTCGGATGACCCACGCGTTCGCGCCGGCCTTGGGCGGGAAGGTACGCCAGCGGCTGGCGGAGTTCGGCGCCTACCTACATGCCCGCCGCACCCTCGAGCGGGCGACCAAAGCCCAGGAGACGGGCCTGTCGCTGGACGATGCCCGCACCATTATCGCGCGCTACGACACCCCGCGGTTTCAGATCGCAGCTGCCGAGTATTACAAATGGTGGGACGGGGTGCTGGACTACTTTGGGGGCGCCAGCCCCGGCAACGCAGCCCTCGTCAAAGCCGTGCGGGCGGGCTCGGCGGATTACGTGCCCCTGCCGCGCGTGCTCGACCTGGACCCGTCCACCCGGGCCGAAGTCGCTGGGCAGGCCGGCGGAGGCCTCCGGCGGATGCACGGCAGCGGGCGGCCGATCTACGACGTGTTCGAGAGCACGCTCAAGGTGGCCCAGCGGCTCATCGAGAAGGCGCACAAGGATCTCGTGGCTGACACGGTCGTGAAACTCGCCCAAGAGGAAGGCATGGGATGGATGGCGGAGAAGGTGCCGATCGACCAGGTGCGCCAGACGGTGTCCATCGAGCGGTTGCGGCGGGAGTTGTCGGCCTTGGGCGTGGACACCGCACACGTGCCGGACGGCACGCTCGTGGAGTATTACGCGCAGGCCAAGGAGCCCGGCGGTGTGGACGCGGTTCGCCCGGTGCGCGACGCCCAGGGCAAAGTCCACTGGTACGCGCTCAACCCCGAGGTGGCCAGCGTCCTGATGGGCATCGAGAACCCGCGGGTGGGATCCAACCTGCTGCTGCGGTTCATCGCCATGACGGGCCGGGCGTTTAAGATGGGCACCACCAGCATGTCGGCCGGCTTCCAGCTCGTGGGAAACCCGCTGCGCGACCTGCCCAACTACTTCATGCAAGTGGCGGGGACCGGGAATCCGGCGACCTCGATGACGGCGTACCTGGCCTCGATGGCCGACATGTTCAAGGCGAGCTTCGGCATGGGGATCGTGAAGCCGAGCGCCTACTGGGAGGCGCTCCACGACCTAGGGGTGCCCATGGCGAACAACCTCGGTCACGACATCGCCCAGACCCGGTCCCATATTCGCGGGATGTGGCACGGGAAGGTTCTCCGGATGGTCACGGAGCCCGTGAACACCTTTCGGGAGATGATCGGCGGCATGGAGAACGTCCCGCGCGCGGCCCAGCTGCGCATTAAGGCCGCCGAAGTGGGCTGGCGGCCGGGAATGCCGATGACCCGCGACCAGGCGGTGGCGATGACGGTGGCCGCGAAACGGGTGACGGTGGACTTCTCCGCCGGCGGGGCCACCGGGCGCACCATCAACCTCTACGTGCCGTTCTACAATGCCAGCATTCAGGGCGTCCGATCCATGGGAAGGACCCTGCGCGCGGCTGCGGACTCCCGGTACGCCGCGCGCAACGACCTGTCCCAGCGGCAGGCGCTCGCCCGGGTCGCCATCGGCGGCATGTTCATGGCCACCCAGGCGCTGGCCAACTGGTACCGCAACAAGGACGAGGAGTGGTACCGGGCCCTCCCGTGGCGCGAGCGGTTCCTCTACACGAACATCCGCGAGGACGACGGCACGGTCTGGCGCATCCCGCGGCCGCCCGAGTGGGGCAACCTGTTCATGGTGGCGCCGGAGGCCATCGCGGACTCCTGGTACCGCCAGGATCCGGAGACGGCCGCGGCCGCGGTGCGTCACATCCTCGCCACCGTGGGACCGGTGGACCTGTCCAGCCCGGAGGCAGCCCTGGAGAGCGTTTCCCCGGTCGCGCTCAAGGCCATCTTCGAACAGGCCAGGAACAAGGATTTCTTCTGGAACCGGCCGATCGTTCCCGCGGCCGAGCAGGACCTGCCGCCCGGGGAGCAGCGCGGGGAGCAGACCAGCCGGCTGGCCAAGGCCCTCGGCGACGCGTTCCCCGACACGATCAGTCCTCGGCGGGTGGACGCCGCCATGCGCCAGTTCGGCGGCGGCGCCCTGGTGGACTTCGTGCGCCTCATCGGCCTCGGCCCGCAGCTCAAGGAGCGCGAGGCGGAGCCGGCCGACCTGCCCGTGGCCGGCCGCCTATTCCGGCGGGGTGGCGATTTCACCGCCGCGTCTCGGCCGCTGCAGGAATTCGGCGACCTGTACGCCTATTGGCGGATGCGATCGGAGTCCAAGGCCCGGCCGCTCGACGGGCGGGAACAGGCGTTTTGGGAGAGGCTCAAGAAGGAGCACAGCGACATCTCGCACGTGCGGCAGATGGCCCTCGTGACGCGCGACCTTGCGCCTCGGCGGCGGTTGTGGAAGTCTGCGGCTCGTTGGGCGCAGGCAGCCGTTGACGATGCGGGACGCCTGGGCCTGAAGCCCTGACGGAGCCGAGCAGCCAATACGACAGGGGAGCGGGTCGCGGAAATCCGCGTCCTTCATATACAACGGTTTGCGCGTCGCAAGTCGTTGGCTCTTAATCAATTGGTTTCAGGTTCAAGTCCTGACCGGGGCACCAACTTCTCCCGCAAGCACTTCCGCCGGATTCCGCTGCATCTCAACAGGTTCCAACCTGTAAATGCGGCTCACATGTTCTATAAAACGCTGCCAACCGCGGCCGGTTTTGGCCGGCTTTGACGTGCAGCCACGTGCAGCCAAGACGCAGCCAGAAATGCGAAGCCCGCCGGCGGAGGCTCGGCGGGCAACGATCCGGGATTTCCGGGGAGTTCAGGCGGCGGGGCTTCGCCGAGTGCGCCGGCGGACCGCCCCGTCGAATTCTGCCGGCGTCATCGCTCCGGGATTCGGTTTCCGCGGCCGACCCCGCGGCCGGCTGCCAGGCCGCACCGGAGCGGCCCCGTTGACGGCGGACGCCGCGGATTTCGCGGCCGAGATTGCGGACCCGGCAAGCCTCGCGGCCTCGCGGCGGATCCAGGCGGGCGTCAGCCCGTGCTGGCAGTGGGGGCAGTTGGGCGGGTTCACTGGGGGAGCTTTCCGGCGGCCACGCGGCGCACTTCGGCGAGGCTGCCGGTCCAGATTTCGCGCCCCTTGAAATCCACCGCCGACCACAACCGGCCTTCTCTGCGAAACGTCAACCGGAGGTCGTGGGCGTGCGCGGTCTTGCGGAGTTCTTCGCGGGTGGCTGCGATGCGCAATTGGCTCATGGCTTGTTTGGTCTTGGGTTGAAGGTTCATTCGACGACCTTTCCTTGCCGCTGCTCGGCCCAATCGCGCGCGGCATCCATAGCCTCGCGTTTGGTCGCGAATCGCGCGCCAGGCTCGGCGTCAACCCACACTTGGTTGTTGTCCGTGCCCTCGACCCACCAGTTGCCGCGCTGTCCGCGCACGCGGAATTCGTTGGCGTTGCCCGTCTGGATGTAGGCTTGGTGCATGATGTCGAAGCGTTGTTGATTCTGGGCGAGTGGGGGTTACTCGGCTTCCGGCTTGGCAACCTGGCTGTTCGGC